TCCGTCCTGAGTGTGCTATCGAACTTGTTTCCTAACTTAGGATTCTCTCTTCGGTGTTGGGGAGGTTTGGATTCGTTCCACTCCCCTTCACTGATATTTTTATTTATTAAGCTATGGCACTGACAACTAAACTGGAAGCGGTAAACATTATGATCTCTGTAATAGGAGAATCACCTGTTAATACTTTAAGTGGAACTAGTGTTCCTGTAACCGTTACACAGGCAGTCCATGCTTTAGACGAAACCAGTAAAGCCATCCAATCAGAAGGTTGGCATTATAACACAGAGTATGATTACCCACTAGTACCAGATGCTGTTACAAGTAGGATTACTCTTCCTGTTAACACTTTAAAGGTAGACTTAGACCCTGAGATATACACGGACTCTGATCCTGTACAACGAGGTCTTAAATTATACGACAGGAAAAACCACAGGGATACTTGGACCAAAGACTTAAAAGCTATTATTACTTTTGAGTTAGACTTTGAAGAACTACCTGAACAATTTAGACATTACATATCTGTTAAAGCAGCTCGCATCTTTGCTACGAGGTTCTTAGGTAGTCGTGAGATAGAAGGGTTTGCTTTGAGAGATGAGATAGAAGCTAAAGCTAGAGCTATTGAAAGCGACTCTGAGAATGCAGATAGAACTATCTTCGATAACTACAGCGTATTACGAGTACTTGATCGATAGATATGCCTTTGCTTAACACTAGCATTCCTAACCTTGCCCAAGGTGTATCACAACAACCTGACAATTTAAGATACCCTGGACAATGCGATGAGCAGATAAATGCTTGGTCCACTGTAGTAGAGGGCTTAGTAAAAAGACCTAACAGTAGGTTCTTATATGATACTGATTTAGGTGCTAATGTTAGCTCTGATTTATTCACACACTTTGTAGACAGGGACGATCAGAATAAATATGTTATTACCTATGATAAGAGCAATGGTTTAAAAGCTTTTGATCTTACAGCTAATGTTAAGACTTCAATACATATCAATGTACCTTCTATTGCAGCTAGTGATTATCTATCTATATCTGGAGGTAGTGGTAATCCTTTACAAGACCTAAGAGCTTTAACAGTTGCAGACTCTACCTTTCTTGTTAACACAAAGAAGTCTATACAAAGAAATACAGATGAAGAGTTTAGAACAGAAGACCTAGAGACAGACGCTTTAGTATTTGTTAAACTTGGAGACTACGATAAAGCTTACAGTATTTATTTATCAGGACAGTTAGTTCCTGTGGCGAGCAGTTTAAACTCTGAACACGATTATACTACACACGGTGATGCTCCTGCTACTTATATAAGTGGAAGAGCAGGACACAGTGATGGCAAATACGCAGATACAGAGTACATAGCAAAAGACCTTACGACTTGTTTAACTAATTATGTCAGTTCTTCTAAAGCTGTTAAAGAAATTACTATAACAGGAGGTTCAGGTTGGACACCTACAGGAGGGGACAGTTGGCGAGGTACTTCTTATACTTATGAGTTCTTCGTTGATCAATACGATTCTTCAGATGTATTAACAGCTTCAGGAGCTAAAGGTGTACTAGTAATAGGAGGAGATGGTTCAGTATCGTCAACCACATTGACACATGAAGGAGCGAATTACCAACCATCCACTACAGCAGGGGTAAAAACTAAGTACACAATAAGACAAGTAAGAGAGTGGACTAAAAGGTATTTTGGAAACTTTAAAAAACAACAACATAGAAGTGCGTTCACAGACAGCAGTGTAACTTTGGATAATTCAGGTTCTGTTATCGCTTCTGTTAATCCTTTTTCTATCACCTTTCCTAATACCCTTTCAATAAATGTACCAGGAGATTTTATAGGTGTAACAGTAACCCAGCAAGGAAGTGTTATTAAAATATCTAACACTGTAGACTTTCAAATCAGAGTGTCGGATGGTCTAGCTGATCAAGCTTTACAAGTAATATATAAAGAAGTGGACAGTATCACTGATCTGCCTAAATCTTGTTTTAATCGCTTCCGAGTAAAAATAATTGGAGATGCCAACTTAGACCAAGATGACTACTATGTTCAATTTAAAACAAAAGATAACGAAGATTACGGAGAAGGGTCTTGGATAGAGACATCAGGATGGAATAGTGATCTAACATCAGCAGGTAAGTTATCAGGTATAGACAGTGCGATAGATGTTGAAACCATGCCTGTTAGATTAATACCTACACAAGCTACAGGTAAGATTACAAGTCTTGAATTACAATTGATACCTTGGACACAAAGAGAGTCAGGTGATGATTATACTAATCCATATCCTTCTTTTGTTTCTGAAAGTGGTCAATTTGTTACTTACTTAGGTTCTAATTATTCTTGTATTAAATCTCACACTTCTAGTGGATCAATACTACCTACTAACACTACTTACTGGAAAGCTCAAACAACAGTACCTAGTAACACAGAACCGTGGGCTTCAGGGCTTTATTACAGACAAGGAGCAGAGAAAAATATCAATGATATCTTCTTCTTTAAGAACAGGTTAGGAGTATTGACTAATGATTCTGTAGTGTTCTCTGAAGCAGATGAATACTTTAATTTCTTCAGGACCACAACACAGTCGTTGTTAGACTCTGCTCCTATAGATGTTGGAATATCACACACTAAGATCAGTCTTCTTAAATACGCACAAGCGTTCCAAGAGAAGCTCATGTTATTCTCTGCTAAGACACAGTTTGTGTTGAGAGGTGCAGATTTGTTAACACCTAAGACAGTTACAATATCTCCAGTTACTGAGTACGATGTATCAGAAAGTATAAGACCGTTAGCACTTAGTAGTCACATATACTTTAACTTTAAAAGAAACAGCTTTGAAGGATTGTTAGAGTACACTGTGGATAATAACACAGAGACCTACGGAGCAGTTGAGATTACAGAACAAGTTAATAAATATATACCATCTAACATCGTAAGGATGGAAGGTAGTGCAGCTGAGAATATGATAGTTGTACAATCAAACTCTGATTATAATAAGTTGTTTTTATATAAATACTTTTGGCAAGGTAGAGAGAAGATACAGAGTTCTTGGATGTCGTTCTCCTTCACTAGGAAAGTCATAAGTTTTAAGTTTATCGAGTCTACTTTGTATGTAATTACCACAGATAGTGTCGGTACTTACTTAGAGGAGATACCCATGGAGAATGGATTGGTGGACACAGGTAAGGATTACTCTTTATTGTTAGACGGTAGAGTAGATGGTAATTCTTCTTATGTAGGTCTAGGTGGTTGGTATCCAACAGGAAGTACTCCTTTAAGTATCAACGGTACTACCGTTACTAATGTCAGTTTGATCGTAGGTTCTAATGGTTTTAAGTTCCAAGATGGCATGGCTTTCTATACAAAGAACGGTAATAAAAGAACTTTAACTATAGACAACGCAGACCCCACTAGAGCAGCTGTGAGTGGTCTTATAGCTAGTTTTGTTTCTTACGAAGGTGGTTTGTATCTTTGCACAGTAGGACACACTTCATCGTCCTCTATCTTACCTACTAACACTGCTTACTGGAACAATGCTGCTGGACTTATAGATTCTGCACCTGCTTGGAGTCCTGATGGATATGAGTACATTAGTCAATACGACTTCTTTGTAGGTTTTGAATACGATATGTTATACAGGTTCTCTAAGCAGAACTTAAAGCAACCTACTGAAAGAGGTGGTCGATCTGCATCTGATTATACTTATCAAACTATTCGTAACGGTAGTATTGAATACTCAGAAACAGGACACTTTGATGTAGAAGTTACACCTAAATTTAGAGACACTTACAAATACACCTATAACCCAGCTTTGTTAGCCTCTGTCAGTACCCTTAGTAAATTCACACCTGAGACTGGATTCTTTAAGTTTGCTGTACAAGCTCAACCTAATGATGCCACTATCGAAATTAAATCTTCTAGTGCTTTACCAGTGAAGCTACTATCTGCTGAGTTTGAATCAACAATCATATCAAGGAGTAGACGCTATGGAAGTTAAGATAGAGAAAGCTTATCCAGTGGAAGACGCTCCTTTGTTATATGATGACTTACGGGAAGAAGATATGATGGAATGTATAGGTTTAATGCACCACCCTAGAGATGCTGTGTACGGATCATTTGAATCAAGTAGTAAATGCTACAGCGTCAAGACAGATCAAGACGGGTTGTTAGCGAGCTTTGGAGTGAGTCCTAGAGATAACATCGGGGTTTGTTGGTTGCTAGGTACAAGGAATTTTTATAAAGTAAAGAAGAAGTTTGTTAAGGAATCACAGATGTGGATAGACGATTTAATGGATGGATTTGATTACTTAACTAACTATGTCATGGAAGCTAATACACTCAGTGTCAAGTGGTTAACTTGGTTAGGTGCTAGTTTTCAGGATTGCAATATCCCTGGTTATAAGTCATTTAAGATAGAGAGGAAGTAACTTTATTATGTGTTTTTTTGCAGCGTTAGGGGCAGGTTTAGGAGCTACAGCAGCTTCAGCTACGGCTACAGGTATTGCAGCTACAAGTGCAGCGATAGGTGCAGCTTCGGCAGGTATGCAGTATGCAGGTGCTAGACGACAAGCTAAGCAACAAGCAGCTTTTCAAGCACAGTCAGCAGCAGCGGAGCGTCAAAGAGCGTTACAAGAACAGTCCTCTATCCGTATGCGTCAAGCACAAGAGCAAGAAGCTACTGCAAGGGAACTTGAACAAGTTAGTAGGAAGTCAAGAGAAGCGTTAGCTAGGGCTAGAGTTTCAGCAGGGGAAGCAGGTGTTGCAGGTGCTAGTGTACAAGCTTTAATGGATGACTATACTAGACAAGAAGCAGGGTATAGAGCAGCAACTTTAAGACAACAAGAGTTAACAGGAGTAGGTACACAGCTAGGATTAGAACAAGCTGGACTAGCTTCTCAACAAAGACTTATCGGTATTCAACAACCTATCAGTAAACCTAGTTTCTTAACAGCAGGTCTACAGGCGGTTAGTGGTGGACTTAGTGGATACAGGACAGGTTTGGATATTGGAAGTAGGATGGGATCATCATCAAAAACAGGAACTACAGCAGCTCAAAGTTATACGCAAGCAATGACAGGTAGGAGAAGATAATGGACGAACGAGTACAAGTACAAGGGTTAGGTGATGCAGTTCCAGGTTTACAACCTACTATTCAAAGAGCAGGTCAATACAGTGTAGGTCAGCGTAGAGCAGGTAGGAATAAGTTGATGGACCTTGCTGATGCTTTGTCGCAGGTTAATCCTGTATTGCAGCAGTACACACAGGTAGCTGATATAGAAGCAGAACAATTTGAAGATGAGTTATCAAGGAAGAGTCCCGAAGAGATTCAAGCGATGCTCCAAAAGACAGAGGGAGAGTTTGATAAGCAAGTAAGAAAAGGTGCAATGAGTTGGCTTACTTCTCCTATTAATCAGAAGAGGAAGATAGAAGCGATAGGTAAAGTAGCTAGTCGAGGTCTGATGGTGGAAATTAATAAGCGTCTTACTAATCCTCTAGCAGATGATCCTGAAGGAGGTGCTGATATTGTAAATAAAGTAAGAGATGAGTATATACAAAATAACCCTGGATTAGCAGGTTCTGTTATTGCACAACAAGGTTTACAAAAAGCTATAAACCCACAGATACAATCTCTTGTAACAAACTTTGAAGTAAGACAGAACGCTAAAGCTAAAGGAGAGACTGCACACGGTGTTATGAGTTCTTTCTATGAAAATGTTAGAGGTGGGTATCAAGGAGGAGAATTAAACCTAGAAGCAAAAAATGAATTAGCTACATCTTGGTCTTCTTTAAATTCATACTCAGCTGAAGAACAAAGGAAAATATTCGGAGAAACTTTAATTGCTTTATCTAGGGATGGACTAGGGGTGCAAGCAGACGCTTTATTGGATTGGGCTACAACTAATTTAAACTTTGGTGCATCTAAAATGTCAGCTGCTGATCTAGGTATGTTTGATGCTATGATCGATAAAGCGTCTGAAGATGCAGAGCAAGAGGAAGAAGAAAAAGAAAAAGAAGCTATTCAAAGTATCTACTATACAACATCAAGAGATATAGCTGTAATACGATCAGGGAAAGAGGTAACTTATGATGGTGTACCTTATAAAAGTGAGGTTGAATACTTAAATGCTGTTAAAGAAAAAACATTTAATGAAGACCCTGAGTATGGAGGGAGAATAATAGAAGCTTTAAGGGATTTAGAAAAACCTGATCCCAACCTCGAAAAAGATTTATCTAACACATTGATAAGAGAAACACCCTCTATTAGAGTCTATGAGAGAAACCTAGCACGAGAATTGGAAGCTTCTTTAGTAGCTGATTATGCTGATATAACAACAGATCAAAGAACTAGGGATATACTCTTAAATGCACAAGTTGAATATAGTAATGACTACAACAATAAAAGTTTAGAACTTGTAACTAGTGGTCTTAATGAAACGGAAAGAAAAGCAGAATTAGAAGCTTACGCTAAAGAGCGTTATTCCTTTTACATAGAAAACACAGCTAATAAATTTAGTATTTTAAAAGATAAGATAGACAAAGAAGATCAGATTGAAGTAGAAGCTAATAAAGTTTTAAATAGTAACTACGAGGAATCTACAAAAGCACCTACATCTAATGATCTTTTTTACTTCGGTAAAGTAGCAGCCACTCCAGAAGGATTAAGAAATGTAAGGGTAGATTTAGCTAGAGAAGCTATAAAAGTAACATTAAATCCGAAAGCTGAACCAAAAGAAAAACAAAAATCTTTTATGTATTTAATGGAAGAAGGAAGTGAAACTTTAAATGTTTTGGCTGAAAGAATAAAACCTGGTGCTATAAAGGAAAAAGGAAGAAAAGGCATAGCTCCTAATCCTAATTATAACAGGACTAACTGGAGATACAGTGGTATAAAATCAACTCCAGATCAGTATTACACAAGCAAAGAACGAGAGCAATACACCCAACAATATTTACTGATAGAAGGAATAACTGGAGGGTTCGTGGCTGCTTTGGCTGGAGAAGAACCTGTCACGCAATTAGGATTTAGATTTAAACCTGAGACATTACAAGATAAAACAAAAACAGTGAGAATGCTTACTGTACCTTCAATAGAAGCTGCAAGGGAAATAGACAAAGACGAAGATATGCCCCAAGAAGTTAAAGATGTGGCAAACAAAATAGGAGTAACCGATATAGTCGATTTTGTAAAAGATCAAAGAGAATTACATAAGCGACTTAATTTAATTAAATAAAATGGACGAGCAAAACATATTAGAAGAAGAAAACGATGATTTTTTTGACATTGCAGGTGATGTATTAGCTGCTCCATTTAGAGGTGTAGAAGGTGCGTTTCAAGGAGCGTATAACCTAGCGGATTACATTTCTTTTGATGTACTCCCTGACTACGATACTAGATTCCTTGG